CCTCAAAGAGGCCTTGACCCACGAGAATTGCGTGGTGATTACACATCATGTGCCGTCCAGTATGCTGATAGACCGTAAGTATTTGACGCCGGAGATGATGCCGTACCATCAGTGGTTTGCGTGTGAGATGGATGCGTTCTTTCTGCCGAATGTCAAGGCCTGGTTTTATGGGCATACGCATACGGCTTCTAGACGAAGAATACAAAACATTCCCTTTCTGTGTAACCCGATTGGGTACCCGGGAGAGAACGTGGCGGATTTTGGGGCCACGTTTGTGTTGGAGACGGAGGAATGATTGGAATTGCTACAAATCCAATAAACAATCGTTTTATTGGAAAAAGAATATAGAAAAATGAACGATATATATTCATGCCCGTTTATCATTGTGAACTCTGTCGGTTTACCACACCACTTAAAAGCAACTATACTGCTCATACCTCTTCACAAAAACATATACGGTCCGTTCAGTTATTTGACCTTAGACAACCCACAGTCGTCCCTGAGACACCTCAAAATCAACCCGTTGACAACCCGCCGACACCCCCAGCTGAAAAAGTAGCAGTAGCTGAGTTTATCTGTAAACATTGTGAACAGAAGTTCGCGTTTAAACAGTCCATGTATCGGCATATGAAGAACACGTGTAAGAAAAAGGAAGACCTCAAAGAAACCATACGAAACATGAAGGTAGAGATTGAAGGACTGAGGACTAAACTGAATATGGAATTACAAAAACAAATTGAAAGGGTAGATGAACAGCAAGAGCAAATAGATGAGTTGATGCTTATGGATTTTCATACCCATAATCATGTGAGTGTAGAACAACTCAAAAATAAGGTCTTAGAACAAATCAACCATGTTTTTAACCGTTTTTAACCGTTTTTAACCGTTATCTGAATACGAAGGAGATAGAAAAGAATGAATGTTCGTCTTTTTTAGAAAGGGTCTTTTTTATTTCATACTTGATTATCCTTCACTCCCCCCCCTCCAAAAAGTTCAAATAATTAAATGTTGCTCTATAAAATTATGGTAACAAAAACAATCACAAAACAATAACGAATGGTTACGATGGCAGTAACATATATTTAAATTAATTATTATCATTTGATTTTTTAAATGTACTTCTAAATAATGTTTTATTTCCTTCATTTTATGAGACGTATAATGGTGTCATATTCCTTTAAACAAATCATGTTCGTTTTTATTGAAAGCAACAAAACGAACATCAAATGAACAAAAACGAACATTAAATGAACAAAAAAAGAAAAATAATCATCGTCCTTTTTGAGGAGTCCGGAAGCGGCGGAGACAAAAAGTAGACGAGGACCTCCTTTTTAAAAAAGGGCTTTTTTATTTCATACTTCCTTTTCCTTTACTCCCCCCCCTTCAAAAAGTTCAATTAATTAAATGTTGTTCTCTATTTTTGTATGGTAACAAAACAAATGGACATTTATAAATTCAATGACATGTATAATGGTATCGTAATTGTGAACATTTGTTTTTTTAAATGTGAACATTTGTTTTTTTAAATGAATATAGAAAATAATAAATCTTATATATACATGCCACCTTATAATTGCGAGCTCTGTAAATTTTCGTCACCATTAAAGGGTAATTATACTGTTCATATTTCTTCATACAAACATACAAGAGCGATTGAGATGGAGGCTGCCCTAAAACATCCCGAACAAAAAGCAACAAAAACGAACATAAACGAACATGACGACAACATTCCGAAAACAAAAGTTGCAGCAAAGGAGGAACCCGAGATTGCGTGTAAATATTGTGATAAACGGTTCAGCTTTCGTCAATCTATGAACCGACATATCAAATACACTTGTACTAAAAACAAAGACGAGGATTTGAAGGAGCTGGTACGGTTGATGAATATACAAATGGAACAACAGAAGACTGAATTTTTGTCTCAGTTGCAAAGTCAAAAACAAGAACTCAATAAAAAGATAGAAAGTCAATCAAGGCAAATAGACAAACTCATGGGGAAGTTAGAGGTCGGGAATACCTTTAATACGGCAATTGTCAATAACATTCAGCTCCTTGGTTACCGGCAGACGGATGTCTCGCATCTCACGGAACAAGATTACCGACACTGTATCAAGAAAGTAAATCATTGCGTGAAGAGCATGATAGAGAAGGTACACTTTAACCCTTCCAAACCAGAAAACATGAATATCTATATTTCCAACCTCAAAGAAAAGTATATCATGGTCTATGACGGCGTCAACTGGAATGTAGCCAACCGGAAAGATGAGCTGGACCGTTTGTACGAGGAGAAAGAGATGATGCTGGAAGAGTGGCTGGACAGTAACCCGGACGAAGAGCTCAAAAAAAAGTTCATGAGGTACCTGGAGAACAAAGACAACGACGAGTGCCTGAACCGTATCAAGGAAGAAATCAAGCTGATGCTTTACAACAAACAAAACATGTTGGCCTTAAAAAATAGTGTGTAACGATTGACAGTTTATTATTTTGTAATCTATACATTATACGAATGAAGTTTGTAAGTATAGGTCCTTACTGTGCGACTGGCGATATATTAAAAAACCATGGACTAAAAACCGAAACCTACCCATTTGATAACATTTTTTCTTCCTTGGCCATCGTAACCCATTGTATAGATGACAAATTTAAGGTGTTTTTAGATAAACAATACTATACACCTGGAACTTCTGCTGTTTCTACACGACATTCTTTTTATTGCCCATTTTTAGATACACCCTTGTTGAGAATACATCATATGATCGTTGACGGGTGGTCAAAGGATTACAACCCCTCTACTGGCAATCTGTTCAATCATCACAATGTAATGGAGGACGTAGATTATGAAAAGTTCAAACGACGTACGGACCGTTTCTTAGCCCTACTGGAAGGGAGCGAAAAGACAGTGCTTTTTTACTACAATCGTTATACAACTTATTTTGATGATTTGGTTGAGTTTTACAAACATGTTTGTGACAAGAAACATATTTTTATCGTTGGTGTATTTGAAAATAGGATGGACGGTAGAAAAATACTTTATGAGAATGTAAATTGTAAAATCTATCAAAATTATGATATACCCACCATAGTCCATGACGTACAAATGAAGTTTACAGAATGAACCGCGTTGTCTATGTGATAAAGTGATTAGAGCCAATCCCATCACTTTATCCATGGAGACCCGGTTTATGGAACTTGCCAATACGGAGATGACGGACAAGGACTTCTTTGAAGATGTCTTTACCCATTACATTGAGTACCTGTACAAACAAAAGACGTCCTCTGTCCAAGATTTGTCTCGGCTTCGCAAACAATACCAGGAGCGAGACCCTCATACCCTGCGGCACTTACGCGACAACCTAGAAAGTATCCTGTATCGTCATAACGTGCTAGCACATGAAACGGCAAACGCGGACATGATAGAGATAAGAAAGAGGTTAGACCAACTTGAAGAAAAGATGGAACGTCTCACGAAGGCGTAAGTATTTTAATCTGTAAAAAATTGGATTAAAAAATAACCCATGAAGCACATAGGGATGGCTTGCGAAGGGAATGGGAAATGTTTTACCGAATGTGAATGTACGTATGCGAAAGGGACGGAGGATTGTAGTTGCCTTCCGTACAAACATAAACATGTCAAGGGTAAACACCATCGTTTCTGTATCAAGGGTACACAGTGTAGGTTCCATTGTCAGTTGAGGGGGTGCGAGACGTTCAACTATTGTGAGCAACTGTACCCGGAATGGTACTATACCGAAGGATTAACCACAGGGAAACAATGTAACGGATGTGGAATATATGACGTAAAATTTACAAATAAATATGCGTATTGTGACATCTGTTTTATGGATAAGTATTTGATAGAAACGGATTGTAAACATGAGTTCTGTCTTGACTGTTTACAGGAGATGAATGGATATGAAGACAATATAACCAGTCCGTGTCCGTTTTGTAGAAAGAATATTGAACATAATGAATTAACGATACTGTATAGTGTATGAATTTATTTCTTGAGTTTTGGGCATCCACGTTGATGTGCTGATAAAGATTGTTTATTTTTACATGGAAATCCACAATGTTCGCATGATAACATCGCACTAACCGGCGTGAAACGTAAAGACATATATTTTTCCAGACTTGGAAAACTCATCCCATCCAATTGTTTTTTCATAGTATCATGAAAATCTTTAATATTCTTCAACATGGATGTACGGTTCGTTATCCATAACTTATATTCGTCGTTGATTTCTTTGAGGACATCTTTACCTATCGTATCAGTATCAGTGCCTTCATCTAATCTATCAAGCATATCTTTAAAATGGTCAATAATGTCAAATCCCATTTTTACTTTATCTAAATCGTAATTACAAAATTGGATATAGACCAATACATGGCCATTGTGTACTTGAACCTCAAATGGTTCTTTTCCACAGATACCTGAATTTGAAATAAAAAGACCTGAACATCCTTGAATGTCAATGTCGCGGATGAATTTACTCACCTCTTCCGTAGGTACAGACCGAGTATAATCTTTATTTTCAACGAGAACCTTTGGTTTATTCCTTCTATCTACAATAAAATCACCTGTTTCCTTTGTAGATCCAACAAAGCTTATCACAGCTGATGAAAACAATGTTTCTAATACAGAAAAAATTAAATTCTCTGAGATTTTTCCTTTATGTGATGAGTTCGTCATCTTCCCGAGAAGTTCAGTTACACTCTGTTGATTTTGGGTAGAAATATCCGCAATTTGCTTGAAGCCGGCGTCAAGCTCACGTTGTGTTTGTTCAAAACGTTTTTCTATCTGTGACAAATCCATCGCCGGATTTGTTTTGTTAGCCTCTATAAACGTTTGAAGTTCCCGTATCTTATCAGGAAGAGTTTGTAATAAAAGAGCTGTCTTGTCTAACAGTTGTTGATTATAATTATGTAGAAGTGGTGTCATCCTTTCAGATACATTATTAGAAAGAACCATCTTAATATCTTCCATGTATTTATCTTTCATTTCCATTAGCTTGAGGGTTAAAGAACCATCTTGTCTATGTAGATGGTCTTCCATTGATTTTAATCTGTCTGTCATTTGGGTCACCATGTTAGAAGAGACATTCTCAACAGTCATTTTCTCTAATAGCTCTATCAAAAGAAGATTTGATTGTTCAAATGAAATAGATGGATGATTTTTATAGAAGTTAACAATCTTTTCATTTGTGATTGAGAGCATTGTTATATGTTATAACGGTTGTTTAAGTTCTTATTAGGTTACTATTTAATTGTTTAATAGTGTAACAAAAAATTGATTTAATGATAAGTAGATTATTTATGATAAATGTCCCGTAAAACTTCAACATGTACTGCGTGTAAGTTAGATGGTCATACGCGAGCATCAAAAACATGTCCTATGTATATTCCGTTCTGGAATACAGAGACTGAGGAGAAACTGATTAAAATTACCGAAAAGTACACCGATATTCTTTGGGATGAGGTTGCTGAAGAGATGGGAACATCTATTTCAAGCTGTAAACATAAATATACTGAATTATGTCCATTAGATAAAAAATTAAAACAACAATTGAGCAAACTCACGGATGAATTCATGGATAAACTACTGGATGATACCAAAAAACAATGTGAAGTATGCAATAAGTATCAATATAATTATTTAAACAAGTGGAAAGGAAAAAAGGAATGTGATGAATGCTATCATCACGAGGCGGAGATTAGTGAATTGTGGAGACAAGTAAATAAGTTTTGTATAGAAAATAAAATGACCCATTGCGGGTTTTGCAATAAAGAGAAAACATATAAATCACAATTTAACTATGACCATCTTAATATGTTTAATAAAGTGGATAGTGTTGGTACACTCATTTATAATGGCGAAGAGATTGATGTTATCTTGAATGAGGTCAAGAAATGTCAACTGCTTTGCGTATCATGTCATACAATTGTAACAAAGATAGAATTTAAATTAGGGTTTACTAATATAAAAATCAGCATGAACAAAGAGTTTGAGGGAGAAGAATTGGAGACAAAAAATAAGGAATATGGTGACTTATATGAAAAACACATGTACCCAATCTATGATAAGTTACGTTTGAAGTTTCGTTAAAATAATACTGAATAATCTTCTTTATATTGCTTTTAAGAAATTGACAAGTTTTTGTTCAATAACAAAAACTTATTTAAGAATGTATTAAGTTTTTAAAAACTTAATAATACTTAAACAAAAACTTAATAAAGAATTGGATAAATAAATTACTAAATAATTCATTTATTTT